AGCATTTGTACATTGGCAATCGTTGCATCAAAGCCAGCGTAAATACCTGTAGCAACAGGCGCGTGAATAGGAATAGTTATTGGATCAATATCACCTTGGATCTCACCACTCCAGATAACTGTTCCCGACTCGGCAGTGTTGTCATAGATAGTAAGTAATCCCGCTGTAACTGCTCCATTTGCTGAGAAAACTAAGTCATGAACATAACCAGATCCAGTCAATACTAAAGTATCAGCAGTACAACGTGTTGTTGTGTGCTGTGTTTCAACCATTAGTCTGTTAGCTGCGAGGTTTTCACCTGCGATTTGTCCTGTTAGATATGCCAGAGCTTCACCTTGAAGCGAGTAAGCTGCGTTCACTCGGTCTGCTGCTACCACTGCCGTAGGAAGTGATGTCGGATCTGCTGCGTATCCACCGATTTTAACTGGATTGTTTGCGTCTGCATCATCATGTGCTGTCTTACCCTCGATAGTTACGTCTCCAATAGTTACAGAGGATGCCTCAAGAGTCACAGCATATGCTGCTGCGTTTGATGTCTCGCCTTCATCTGATCGACCAACCTGAACGCTACAACTGACATTTGAGCCACCTGTGCGTATAAGTTGCATTTGAGTTAGGGGGACTCCGCGAAACTGGTATGTAGTTCCAGAGCTTAGTAGAAGTCCATTTGCGGCTGTTGGAGTGTTGCCGTCAAATAGCACTCGAATGTCGCCGTCTTCTACATTGATATCTACTGCGTTATTTCGCCCGTCTAAGTTTGCCGCGCTCCCCGCTGCTGTATCAATCAGCGAGAATAAGCTTGTTGCTGTAGCAGTCACCGCGAGGATGGATGCTCCAGCATTAGGTAGTTTTACAATATACATAAACTACTTATAGGAATTAAAAAGAATTAATTCCTTTCACGTTTGTTCTAATTATATCATAAAACAAAAAACCCCGTAAGAGGTTTTTTGTTTGTTTTGTAGTTGTTATTACTACTATGCGAGAACTGGAGCTGTAGCGCCGTCTACAATGTTGTAGAGAGCTAGAACCTGCCAACCTGCACCATCCCACATTAAGTCTGCGGTATCGCCAACATCAGCATATGTGATAGTTGTTCCACCGTTTAATGTAGTTGGAGTAAGGGTTGCATCTCCTGCATCAACGATCATTTGAATTCTCTTCAACTGACCTACTACTGTCGAGTTCGCAAGTGTCGGAGTCGCGGCACCTGTTGTTGTAAGAGACGTGTAATAATTCGCAACACTACAAGCCGCTGTGTCTGAAATAGCATCAGCCGCTGCTGAGAGTATCACAGGATAAATCCCATTAGCTACGCTAGATACAATCTTTCCGCCAGCTGTAACTGTAGCTGAAGATGTTGCTGAGAGATCAAGCCCAGCACCTCCAACGAGTTTCAACGTATCAGCACTTTCATCCCAAAGGAGGTGAGCGCCTGCTGTTGCACCAAACAACTTAAAGTCATACCCAGTATCATCAACACCGACAGTGACGGGTGCGTTGATCTGGGATGTACCGTTAATTGTATTAGTGTCCGCTGAAGCATCTCCAAGAGTCGTGTTTCCTGAAAACGTTGCATTTGTAGTTGTGATCGGTCGATCAATGTTTCCTGTAGAGTCAACGATATCAACTACAACACCGCCGACGCTTTTTTTAAGAGAAGCTGATTCTGAAAGAATCACATCTCTATTAAAGATTTTTCCACTCATATTTGTCCTATTTTAGGAGCCAAGGGCGGAGTTAATCGCCCTTGTACTTACCTATTTTGATTTAATCCTAGAATGCTGAACCGTCGATTTGTACATCAACGAGCATAGCGTCTCCTTCATCGAATGTCTTTAGACCATATAGAGTCCAAGGAAGAACATTCTTCCCTAGCTTGTCAGGTACTTCTTTAAAGACAACTGTTGGAGCCTTCTGAACAACTAGGTCAACTGCACCTTTTTGTCCGAACATCATGTGAGCTACCTCAACTGACCAAGGGTCATTTGCTTCTGAAGCAGCGAGAGATGCCTCTCCACCACCTTCAAATGCAATAGTCATGTTTGTTGTTCCGTCTGTAGCAACACATCCTTCAAGAGTCGCAAGACTTGCGTCTGACAAAGCGATGTAATCTGTACCAGCTGTTCCTGTTGAGTTGATACAAGCAACCAAGTTATCAATAGAAGCCGCTGTAGTTCCACCGATGTTAATCGAACCTGCTCCTGACGGAGTAGCATTGAAAGTGAAAACTACACCGCTGATTGTAACGGTATCAGCTTCTGTTGGGTTGTTAGCAGGTGTCCAAGTAGCTGTGTAGTAAGTATTGATTGAGATATAAAGATCGAATCCCATGAACTTACCTACGTGACCATTTGTTCCTGTTGTATCTCCAAGACTTGTGTCTCGTCCACCAACGTATTCAATCAAGATTTGATGAACTGTTGGTGAGATTACTGCGAAACGATTTTCCATTCCGATACGTGCATTGTTCAATTTCTTTCCAGCTGCTGCGAAAACTGAAAGCACGTTGGAAGTTGAAACAACTAGCGCTGTGCCAGCTATTCCACCAACATCCCCAGCGTCTACTGAGTTGTCAGCTTGTGCTACTTCACCAAGGAAGTCAGCGTCGATCCATTCGTCAAGACGATCACCTGCATCGTCTGCGAATTTGTTAATTGTGTCCCATTTGTTTTGTAGTTGATCAAGATCATCACAAGTTGTTACTCCTCTTTCGAGGGGGTAGATCATTTCTGCCTACCTCTATATGTCTCCATATAGATCAGACTATCCCATCATCCTGTTTCCTTTACTCCTGTTTTCTTCCCAGTGTAAAGGTTGCAAATTCATATAGTGAAACGCTTTTTTCTGCTCGATTGGATTTGTTAGGTCGAATGTTGAAAGTGGTATAATGTGATCAATTTCCCACTCGCCATGATTCTCCCATGTCATCCAATCTTCAAACTGTGACTCAAGATGTTTACGTACTTTTTTAACAGAACATCCTAAAAGTTCCATTGTTTTGTATGCTTTATCTCCACACTGTTTATTTATTGCAGATTTTACGCGTCCACGCAAAAGCCATTTTAATCGGTAATTAGTATCGGTTGCCCGTTTTCTTTTAGCATAAGCAACGTTTCCCTTGCTTATCTTCTCTTTATTTTTCAAACGGTATCTAGCACAGATCTCTCTTCTTTTCTCAGGATCTTGTTTTTGAATCTTGTGCTTGTTGCGATGATAATAAGCTCGAGCACTTGCTCTAATTTTTTCTTTATTATCTTCTCGATATTGTTTACCAGTCTCAGCATATCTTTTTTTCTGCGTGTCTTTCACGTGCTCGGAATTATCTTGAGCCCATTTCTTTACACGCTTACATTCGCGCTCTTTATTAGCGCTATAGTAAGATTTATTATATGCCTTCATGTATTCTTTTCTGTCGAACATAGAAGAATACTATAGCTTTTGTTTTGGAATTTGTCAAGGTACAGGATGTTCCGATTATAGTCGTTGAACGTCCCCTTTCGGGTTTCGCTGCGGATTGTCCTCATCATTATATGTTAGGAGTTTCCCGCAATTTACGGAATTATTCGACGCACATTACTATGCGAAGACGCTGAAGTTAACGTAGAACGGAGCGATCTTTGCAGTGTCAACTGTTAGACTTTCATCTGTAGATGAAACATCTGAAACAGTGACTGCTGTACCTTTTGTGTAAGTCTTTACACGTAGGTCACTGCGGAAAGGGCGGTGAACAACGTCTCCATTATTTAATGAAGATCGTTCTTCTGTGTTTGCGAGTGCTTTGTAAACAGGTTTGATCTGGCGTCGAACTTGCATTCGACGGGACCAGTACTCTGGGTTGAAAGCTGTAAGGCTATTAGCCATATTTTACTTGTTAAGGGTTAGTAAGAATCCAAACAAGATTATTTGTTTTTAGTTTCAAGTGATTTTGAATATTCCATAAACTCAGCATCTGTCATCTCGCTGATGGATTTTTCAACACCTGCACTACGAGGACCCCCGCTTCCTGACTCGAACGTCTTTGGACGACCTCCAGGTCGATCCAAAATGAATCTTGCATATACAGCATCAATCGGAGCATTAATATACTCCTTCGCGTACGCCATCTTGCGTAACTCTTTTTGCTCTTCTGTAGAAAGTGAGATCACCTCGGGAAACTTTTCAGATAAGCTACTAAGCTGTTTCTGATATTTGATTTCCTCTTGACCTTGTTTGAGCGGAGCCAGTTCAGCCTTTAGTTCCTCTTTCACTAGTTTAGCAACGATTGTGTTTTGCTTTTTGAGATACTCAATAGGAACGTTATATTCCTCCGCAAGTGAATCCAATTCGGATTTACTAGCAGAACCTTGAGATCCGCTAAGCGCTTCAGCTGCTGCTTTGAGTCGTGACTGAGTAACCTCCTCTGAACGGGCGACAGTTGTCTTGAGATCCTTGAGCTCGTTTGAATCAGCTATTAGCTTGTTCAAACGCTCAGGGTCTACAACACGCTTGTCATCACTTTTCTTCTCATCAGAAGTAACGCCTTCTGCGGCTGGGGCTTGTGCCCCTTGAGATTCCGAGCTGGTTTCTTCGGGCGCTGGACTTGCGCTAGGTGTTCCTTCACCTTCTTGTTTTACGTCTAAATTATCATCTGCCATACAATTTTATTATGCGGTTTTCTCCGCGATTGGGATGAATTAATAGTGGTTTTATCCCACTTGACTTCCCGGGCAATTCGTCTTAAAAAAAATATTATGAACAAAACCCTGGGAAATGTTTGATATAAACAAACGTTGCGATCGCCCCAGACAAGCGTGCGATACGGTTTATCCAGGAAGTCAAGTGGGTAAAATTTAAAAGATCAAAAACCTGTTTCTTGTGCTATCTCATCTACAATCTTTGTCACTGCCTCTTGCGCTCCTTGCGTTCCGAGTGTGCGCACGAGCATCCGCTTGATAGCAGTAAGTTCAGGATCAGCTGAGATTGCTTTCTTGAGCCCAGCGTGCAGGTCTTGAATGAGTTGCTCTTGCAAGCGTTTCCAGCCATCTGTTGCAAGAAGTGACTTCATATCAGCTTCAGCTCGGATCCAGTCTTCGTATTGCTTAGCAACATCAATAGACCCGTCCCATTGCACGAGCGAGCCTTTCATTGCTTTAATTCTATCAAGAATATTCATAGTTGTGAAATCTATGCATTAGGTGGCGCGTTTGTAATTGCAGTAGCACGTACCTGCTCGGGGAAGTTTATTGGACCTCCTTGTGGGGAAAGTGGGGAAGGCGCTCCTTGCGCTTGCGGAAGTTCCTGCGGAGCTTCGTCTTGTCTTCGAGTTTCATTACCGACCACAAATGCCATTTCAGCTTGCGCGTGTTTTGTTATGCGCTCGATAACCTTAGGTTCAAGATCTTGGGACATGCGCGCGAAGTCAAGATGCTTTTGGATGTGGCCAATAGTAGATCCACGGTTAGGTTCGACATCCTTTGAAAGCATGATCTCGTTTTCTGACGCTGCCTCTGACAAGATCTCCCAGTCACCTTCCATCTCAGGAGACATGAAGCGCTTAACTTCCTCTGGAGTAAAGCCATTATTGATAGCATCTTTTTCTTTCAAGAAGTTTTGGTTCACAGAAGTGTCTTGCTGGTAACGCGTAACGAACTCACCAAACCTATCTCGTGCAAGGTTTTTGTTTTGCTCTGCTGTTATTCCAGAAGAAACGATTACATCAAATGAATTTAATTTTAAATCCTTAGCGGTGAGCTTCTTCCACTCATGACCCTTAGCACCAAGTATTCGAATAGCGCGCGTCTTTGTCATGTTGTCTTGCAGTCCGTAGTAGTAGAGTTTTGCAATTCTTTTCAATGAACTTGCATAAGTCTTATTCGCTGTGAAGAATCTATCTGCCACCTGATCAAGGAGTCCTGCAAACTCAGTTGCACTCATTCGCTTAGAGTTAGGAGCACCCTTAGCTTGCGCTGTGATCCCAGTTTCCTTGTCATAAACCTGATCAACCATCTTATAAGTCTCAAGAGCGTTGTTCAAAGTAGGGAATGGAATGTCCATTATAATATCTTTCGGATTACCAGTAACACCAACCTTGCCCATAGGACGCGGAGTGAGCTGAGCAGGGTTGACAATATTATCAACATCATAGGCTTTCATACCGTAGTTACGATATGTATTGTTATCAAGAATCTGTGACATGATTGTGTTTTGAATCACGTTAGGCTCTGCAATTAGTTCGCCAAGTCCTGGTGTCCAAAACTCATTAGCACGAGCAAAAGGAGCCCACGTTACAAACGGAGCCTCGTTCATTGTTGTCATGTCCTCAAGTAAAGTGATGCGAACGAACTCTGTGAAGTTTTTGTCAACTAAAGTGTAGAACATCTCGCCTTCATATTCCGTATACCATTCCACAAGTGAGAGAGCATCACCTGAGACAAACACAGCATCAGTTAGACCAAGTGAATTTCTTCGTGCTTGTTTTGGATTGTCCTGTGAGTCAGCATCGTTATCAGATTGAATTTCTCTCTTTAATTTCTTAACAGCTTTTTGATCATAGATAGAATCGTCAGCTAGCTGCCAGGGAGTTCTTATAATATTATCTTGCCCCATGAACCTTGCATTTGTAATCGGTTTAATTCCGCCAGCAAGAGGATCAATTAGGAAGTCATAGACATCAACGACCTCAAGAAAGTCTTTGAACCCTCCCTCAGACGTTGAGTATTTTTTAAATATTGTTCTTCCATAGAGCGCTGCCTCTTTCTTCCCAAGGACATCTATCAAGTCCCAATCCCCGTCGCTTCTATCTTTGGCTAAGAACGAGTTGTTGAAACGTGCTGCTTTTTTATCCCCCTCTTCCATTGGATCAAACTCAATAAAGGGTGAGTCATCAACCTTGGACACAAACACTTCAATCGTTCCTTGCATCTTAGGGATGTGAACATTAGCGCGGGATACAAGAGACTGTTTCTTCTTCCCGTAATAAAGATCGTCTACAGATTGCCATGAGGCGTGTCTGCGCTGGCGATACTTTAGAGCGAAATCATATTCTTCCTTCACTTGCGTAAGCAACTTTTCACGTTTGGCTTTTGATAGTGCAAGTGGTTTACTCATATTCCTATTGATGGATTCAGAGGGACATACTCTTCGACTAAGTCCTCATCGTCATGATGTTTTAAAATTGTTCTTCTTGGCAAGTCTTGAAATCCGTATGCAAGCGCGTCACAATTTCCTACAAGCTGGCGATTAGCATAGAATACATGATCATCTTCTACGTTTAGCGCGTAAACGTCTGCTTTTTTTGTCAATGGCTTTAACTTTTTCTGGAAATCTGTGCCTATAGTTTCTGGTACTACAAGTGTTTGAGCAGAATCTTGTTCTACTTGGAAATTTTGTAAGCTTCTCTTTACCGCACTCTGTACATATAATAGCATTTTTCTTACGCTTTTTCCATGTAGCAATACCATGTTGTCTGTGCCAAGCGAGTCCTTCTTCAGATCCGTGCCACTTTTTTGTGAGCGGTCTAATCCTATCAAGGTTCTCAAGCATCTTTTTTCTATCAATTTTTTTAGGGAGCTTATGGTGTTCGCTACTTGGAAGCGCTTCCAAGTTATCCACGCTGTTGTTAAAAGTATCGCCGTCTTTATGGTGAACATGCCAGCCTTTAGGAATTTCTTTCTTATTAGCATATTCCCAAATCGCGACATGTAATCCCTTAGCATGGCGTCTTCCTTTATTTGTTTTCGACTGACTAAGATAATACTTTCTTTTCCCTCCCATGAGTCTATACTCGACTCCATTGAACTCAATAATCTCTTGTATCTCCATACGACAAGTTCGCTTAATTTATAAGATGAACTTATTATACCATACGGCATAGCATCAAGTCTAACAAATTTATTATCATGGAAGATAGGATGGTCGGGAGTCCCCGTTAAACAACCATTTGTTACTACTTCCTTGGTGCCAGTTTTCTTTACAGCAAGCACGCGTCTAAAACCAAATGGGGTTAGTACCTTATCCTTTATCGTAATATCTTTTAAAAATTTTTCTCCCTTTAGGGTCTGAATACGAGTCGTTCCTATCAAGCACAGGTCGTCGTGCTTGGCGCGTGGGAATGCGAGGAGCTGTTCTTCGAGTTCCTTCATCCACGGACGTATTTTTATGATACCGAGTTTGAAAGCTGCTTCCATAGACGCGATGCGCTGGAACTTTCCATCGCTCATATTCCCCCTACGATCCGCTGAACCTCTCGTTGGAGAAATTAATTCTATGTTCAAATAAATGTTTTTTGCACGCATCGCTGCCTCTAATGCAGGTAAAAGCATGTTTGTTGCCATAGTTTTTTCAATTATGACCTTGCGAGCGTTGTTTCTGTCACAAATATCGAACAAAGAACTGATAATTTTGTCAGTATCTACTCCCATTCTATCATTTATGTAATCATTTACATAGATGTTGTTGTCTCTTGTGATAGAAATTGCCACCATTGCAGTCGGATCTGCACCAGCTTTTATCGATCCACCACCTAAATCCACATAGACTTGGGTAATCGGGGATGATGGTTGCTGCTGATCTTGCAGTTGGATAGTCTGGGGAATCTCGTCGAAGTACTGGAGGTAGGCGCTTTTGAATGTAGCTGATTCTTGTGGAATAGGATCATTTAAATACTCCATGTAATACTGCGCCAAAAGTCCACGCGCGATGTATGACTCCTTAATCGAGGTGAGCTTCTCTCTTGAGAACCTTTCTGGCCAGAGCACCTTGTCCGTTTCCTGATCAATCGCTTGGTATCTTCTGGTAGTAAAGTCTGGATAGAGCTCCTTGTTAAGGACGCGAGCAAGGAGTGAGTCCTCGTGCAGGATAGTCCCAATTAAAATGATCTGACCAATAGAGGGTTCAATGGTCGGGAGCACAGTTCCGTTGAACCAAGTTTCAAGGTCCAGCCTTCTTGTTTGCGAACGTACAAGTTCTTCGTCTTCAATGTCGTCAAGGATAATGAGGTCAGGTCTCCTTGCCCCTTCGATCAAACCACGAAGCTGAGCGCCTCTTCCTTTCGCGTGCACAGTTGCGCCATTTTGAATCTTGAACTCGGTCTCGCTCCACTTGTCAGTTTTTTGTTGTCCGAAAATTGCAAGTATCTTGCTATTGACTTCTAGTTCTTCTTTCATTCTGCGAAGGAACTTTTTTGCCATGTCCTCGGATGCTGACACGATTACAACGTTCTTTTTGTGTTCGTATAAAATTCTATGAAGCGCGAATATTAGAGATGTGAGTGTTGACTTCGCGTGGCCACGTGGCGCTCCTACAGCGGTTAGGGCGTCTTTTTGATATATAGTAAGTAATTCGCTGTGAAACGCGGGAGAGGGCATCTGGTGGCCTGTGGCTTGGTCTAGCATGTGATGTGCTAGGAACTTTCTGGCAAATGCAAGGGGATCATCCTTAAATTGGGAAGCAACTACAGATCGGAAGATTGGATCGTTTGCAGTGATCTCTCCTGCTTTGATCTTAGCTTTGAGTTTCTCCTTTACTAGTTTTAGTTTCTCAGCTTCTGTTTTTGTTTTTGTTTTTGGTTTGGTTTTTGTTTTTGGTTTGGTTTTTGTTGCAGGCATAGAGTTGCTAGTTGCTAGGAACGGTTTTCAAAAGTCGTGTAGCTTGTTACTAGGTAATATATATATATAAACTTTTTCGGGTGGGGGTCTCCCCCCCCCTCGGCTCTTGCGCCTTGTTGCCTGTTGCCTGTTGCCCGCGCCTTGCGCTGCGCTCTACTCTTCTTCTCTCTCTCTTTTTTTTTGCTTGTGCCTGCCTATAGGGTGGGTAAAAGGCTTGAGGTGATCTACTCATTCCTTAATGTTTTAGGCGTCATAAAATGTATGTTATGCGACACTAAGCACTATTAGTCTATGCCTATTGACTATTCCCCCAGCATGTCCATCATATCCTCCGCATTTAGGTTTACGTTGACGGATTGCACATTGATATTCTTAATCTTTTGCCCCGTGAAGTCTCCTAATAATGACACGGCTTGAAGCCTTGTTTTATGGTCTGGCGCGTCGGTTTCGATAGCGTCGCCCTTGTAAGTGACCACGGTTTTGGCTTGAGCGGCCTCGTCAAATACCTTGTTTATTTTGTCTTGAGTGAAGCCGAACTTAGTAAGCGCTGTTTTAAAACCGTTGCCCTCGAATGCCCTTGTTGCCCTTGATTGAGCACTTGATATACTATAACCAGCCTCTAACATCATTTGTTTTTTTGTCTTACCTGACGGATTTTTTGCCTCTTTAATAGCTATTCTTGCCAAATTTTCTTGCTTCGGTTGTATCCTTGTGCCTGGATTTTCAGCCGTCACGCTTAACATAATATAAAAACTTATCCACAATTAATAAAAATAGCCCCTATCCACTACCACTTGACACTATACAAGCATTATGCTATAGTATGTTCAGAAGTTAAACGACTTCACAAGCTCATGCAAAAGCATGGCATAGAAGCGACGGCGCGATGTATCGGTGGCTATATCTGATCCACTCGCGCCTAACCTTCATACTAATAATAACATAATTCACTTTTTAACTAAATAATATATGAAAAACACACAAGATCTTTCAAAGCTAGGATACCGAGAAATAAACCAACTAGCCGACTTGCTCAAGGCTTACGCACAAAATCCAATTCTAAACGACGGCGTGAAGTGGGAATTTAACCCAATGGGCGACAACCTTTTCCTTGTTGATGAAGATTACAACGTCGCCATGATGAATGGTGACGACCTTGAATTGTGGCACTACTGCGGATACTGCGGGCATGAGGGATTCGCAGAAGAATTTAAACATGAGCCGAGAAACGAAGATTGTACTGATAAAATGGAACATGTAGAAAGTTTTTACGCATAGCCCCTTCACCTTGCGCTTGTAACCAGTAACCGCCAACAAGCGTAAGAATGAGCGGACTATAACCGCGATAATAATTTAATTATATGAGTATATACGAAGCAGAATTACAGAACTTGCGGACGGATGATGAAATTCAAACAATAGTCAGA